TATGTTTTGAACGGTACCATTTTGTGCAACCACTTTATTAATTTCTAATACCTCATCAAATCCTGTATTGATTGATGATGTTACTGTGCTTGAATAAATTGTTGCGTCTCTTTTTCCAAATTCAAAATAATGCATTATCTATCTCCTACTACTCTTCCCTCAATATCTATATTAGGGAATTTTAATTCAAATATACTTGGGTCTAATGAAGGATATACTACTCCATCTCTTGTAGCTGAATCTAAATCATATATATTTCCACTATATCCACCTGATACTTTATGTTTGTTTTCTATTACGACAATGTTCTTATTAGGATTATTGTCTTGTGGTGGAACAACTGAAATCACTCCGTCAACTAATGATATAACATAAGCAATATCACTCAATACGATTGGTTGATTTATTTGCCACTTTTTAATATCAAAATGTTTTTTAACTGCCTGTATCGCTCTAAACAATACTTCGTTTTTGTTAAATCCTCTACGAACAACAATACTAAATCTTACACCAATATTAATAATGTATGCGTCTTTAAGATTAATCGCATCTGTTAACACTCTATATTGTGAAAGATATATTCTAATGTTTTCTTTTACTGCTCGATTCAATTGAACTAATTTTCTTCCAGCGTCATATCCTAACATATACATATTTAATGCTAATGGGTTAGGAATAACATCAACCGCATTTATTCTCTGAACCTTTCCGTCAATTATTTCTAATTGTCCTTCTTGTTCTAATTGTTCATCTTGAACAATATATGCCTTTGCAACATTACCATACTTTTGTGGTAAAGAGTAAACTCTTGTTATGTAGTCTTCTTTTGTTACCGCACGATTTTGTGCATTGAAGTAAGCACTGGCATTTAGTTTTATATCTTCTAATGATTCTTGACTTGAACCACCTGTTGCTCTTTCTAAATTAGTAACTTGAATACTATCTTCTACGGTTTGTTGTGTTGCCGCAACTAAACCTGTTGTTGAATTACTAAAAGTTAAATTCTTAAACGCATTTATAGAGTCTACTGGAACATTATGTTCTACTCTACCACCATAATTATATTCTACGGTGAGTGTTGTATTTGCAGGTGCTAATCCAAATGTTTCTGTTTTCATAAAATTACTTGGGTCAAACGCTTCATCTAATCGTGATATACCCATACCTAATGATGAACCAACATTATCTGGATTTGGAATTAATTCCTCATCTGCATTTTCACTAACACCTGAACCAAATCTTAATTCCATTTTATTATCTTCATCAACTCTCGTTGTGAATCGCCTTGCTGTCTTAATAAGTTTTAGTAAGTATGGTGAATCGTTTCTGTGTTGTGAAAGACTTGGGTCATTAGTGCTTGTATTCTCTTCTGTTTCATATACGGTATCTTGTGCTAAGAAAGGAACCTCATAAAATTTATTTCCTGCTGAGTCCGTTACTGAAATAATTTCTGTAACCTTTTCGTTTGATAATTTTATTGAATCAAACTTTTTAGCAGTTCCAAATGTAAATGTTTCTGTTTCTCTTGTTCCTGATTTTGCTAATACTTTTTTAGTCAATCTAAAATTAGTAGGAATATTACCTGTTGTAGGTATAAGTGGTGCTATATCCATTGTATCTAATGAACTTGATACTTTAAAGTTTACATCATCTAATATTGTAAATTGTGTTCCATTACTTGCAACCACTTGTGAGTTTGCTTCTACCTTTCCTGCATAATCTAAGTCCGCTTGATAATTGTTTGCGTCTATTGTTTTTGCAGGAACATCTATACTGATAGTTAGTTCTACCGTAGCAGGTGTTGCTAACTTTGGTTTGTATCCAAAAGATTGTGCAATTTCATAAATACTTTTTCTTTCTTCTGCGTGTTGTAGTAGTGTTTCTCTAAATTGATTGTCAACATAGTAATTTAATACATCACCAACATAAGATGCCATTTCAACAAACATCATACCTGGTGATGCTTCATTGAAATCATTATATGATTTAGGGAAGTAAGTTTTTGCAAACTCAATAAGATTTTGTCTTATATCACGAAAATCTCTACCGAGATAATCTACCTCTTTCTTAATTATTTTTTTTCCTACTCCGTAGTCTACTTCTTTTGGATTTGCTATCGGCATTAATTGTCTCCAATGTTAAAATTAAATGTTATAGTGTCAAATGTATCTGGCTCTATTGATACTGAAAATTCTAATGATACATTAACTTCATTAGTATTTGGAACTGCTGAAACTAATAATTCATTTATAAGAATATAAGGTAATTGTCTGTTAATCGCCTCTCTTATAGTTTCTTCTATATCTTCATTTGTTGCAGATTCACTTGCTTCAAATAGTAAGAACTTTAATCGTGAACCAAACTCTGGCTGAAATACTCTTTCACCAGGAGTGGTGAGTAAAAGATTTCTAATATTAGACTTTGCTTGTTCTAATACTGTTTTGGTTTGATTAAAGAATCCCTCTTGACTTCTACCTAATGGAAATCTAATCCCTACATATAAGTCATCATTTCTATCTATTTCTCTTACACTTGCCATCTATCGTTAAGGTCTAAATCCGCCCTCACCCTTTTTCTTTTTATCTATTGCTTTTATAAGTCCAGAATAATCACGAGTTAATGCATTTACAACTCCTTCAGGAACTGAATCTACACTTGCTCCTGCTTTTTTGATTGTATCAACTGCTGCCATTTCTCGTGCCATTTCTTTATTTTGACCTCTACCCAAATCACCATATCCTAAAACTTCTGCCATATTATCACTTCCTAATACACCACCGCCTAATGATGGATACTCGTCAGTTTGACTTGAACCTAATGGATTTGTATTATTTAATACTTCATTTAACGCTTTGTTTTTTGAGTATTGTTTTTTAGGTTTTTTCTTAATTACCTTTTTGGGTTTAGGTTTAGAAATCGTTTCTGATAAACTAATTTCTTTTTCTTCATTAATAAATATCTCAGTCATCTGTTTTTTAACTTCCTTACGGACAACTAATTCTATTATTTTTATTAACTCATTTTTCTTCATTACCACTCCTATTGTGTTTCTACTTTCTTACTTAAGATTGTGTTTAATCTTCCTTTAATGGAACTTACATCTCCTGCTAATTTTGTTCCTTTGGCTGTCAAAGTTTTTACTGTTAGTCCCGTTCCAAATGATATTAACGATTGTGATAAATCGTCTAATAAACTTTTTAATGTATTACCTAATGCTACTGGCTCTCTTGAACCACCTCCGTGTAGTTTAACTTTTCCGTCATCTGCAATTACTTCATTATTATTTTTTGCTCTTGTAATAATATTCTTTTCTGCTCTTGCTTCTATACTTTCTTCTTCGGCAAGTGCTTTAATATTTTTCTTAGCTTTAATTCGTATATCCTTTTCCAATGTAGTAATATCTATATTTTCAGTAATAGCTTTTATATCAACATTTTTCTCACCTTGTAAATAAACTCCGTCTAATAAAGAACCAACTAAAAAATTGTTATTGGAAAATAATGTTGCATTACTTTTTGCATTTATAACTACTCGGTGTGAATCAAAAATAATGTGGGGTTTCGTTGTAGTTATATCATCTTTTAGTTCATTAGAAAATTTATCTAACATTGTCAAGCTTGGTTCTTGATACCAATCTTCAAAACTTATTTCTTCATTTGAAGTAAGTTCTATTGAAGAACTTATTGCACCTAAATAAATATTAGGTGAGTCCTTAAAGTCTTCTCTAACTTCTCTTAAATCTCCTGAGTCATCTAAATCATTATATTGATTACTACCTAATTGTATATAGTTTCCAAATCTACCTTGTATGAAAGTATCGCCCTCGTTGGGTTGTATTTTATAGTATTGGTTATCTCTAAAGTAATCACCTCTTATGTCTTGTGATTTTTGGAACCCATCCATATCACTAAGATTAAAATCAGAAGTATTTAGTTTAGCTAATGGGTCTACAATACTTCCACCTGCTTTTGCTCTAACAAGTGATTGTGGTAAATAATATCTTTCACCAAAAAAATCAAAACCAAGAACTATATCTCCTGGTAAAGGCATTTGTATAATGTTTGCACCTATTGGTCTAAACTCGCTCAGTCTACCAATAGATAAATCTTGTTCAGAGTAAACATATCTACCAATAATTCTACCATAGTCAATTGATTCATTTTCATCTTTTAAAATCTCAACGACTTCTAATGGTTCTATTTGGTGAAACACTTCTTTTTGAAGAAGTTGTTTTACTTTAACTCTTAAGTTATCTTCTGTGACTAATCTATTTGATAATGGATTAGGTTCATTAGTTCCCTTTTTTAGAGAATCGAAAAATGCCATTTAGTTTTCCTTACTGATAGAACTTTCTATTTCGTCTTTTTTGATTTGTAACTCTTGAACATCTGTTTCTATTGCACTCATCAGTTGTTCTTTTTCTGCTTCTGATAAACCGAACTCACCTTCATCTGCTGATATTCGTTTTTCAGCTGCTGTAATTCTTTGAACGATTGTTGCTAACTTGACAAGTTGTTCGT